GTGTCTCTTCCGGCATTTGCCATATACATTTGTAGATCTTCTACAGCATGTGACATGATCTTCTGAGTCTCATTATCATATTTCATACAATTCCTTAAGTATTCTTATATATATGATACTACTCATGTTCTGGTTTGTCAAGGTCTTCGAGCATATTGTCTATGGCATAGGTTCTTCTTATTTGTGAAAGAATATCTCTACCCATTACCTCTACCGAAAATTCTTTGCCGTCAAAGCCCTCAAATGTTAGAACGTATATCTTATCTGGAAATAGAAGATACTTAAACTTATTCTCCATCTTCAACTCTCCAGCCCATAGAAACAAGCTGCCTTAAAAAGTCTGCCTTGCTATATTCTGCGTTAAGGTATTGCTTATACAGGGCAACCTCATCGGCACCATTGATCGTAAACTTATCCTTGACCCTCATATACTTTAGCTTCCATGATAAAACATGATCTGCATAATAGGATAACCACAAATCTTCTATTCCGTATGCCTCTTCTGGTGCATCAAGAAGGCCGTCATCAAAGAATATAGAGGGATCTATCATGCCAACGCCAGTTCCACAATAATGTACTCTGTGTTCGTTGTCCCATCTTCTGGTTCGCTTGCCGTAATAATCAATGCCGCCCTCATGGAAAGACCAGGCGAAGCCAGACTTGTAAGTCTTTGGTTCATACTCTTTTAATGCAGATGCAACATACCTTGGGGCATAGTCAATGTCGTCATCAATAAACAAAATAGTCTTGGCTCCATCTTCTGCCATCTTTCTGCCGAGATACAGCCTTCTAAAAGTTTTTATGTCGTTACCATCGTGAGACAATACAATTTTTAAACGCTTTCCATATCTTTTTATAATTGACTCTACGTGCTCGGATTGCTCCAGGTTTCCATTAGATATGTAGAGTGTAAAGTTTTTAAATGTCTGAGCAGACAAGTCTTCTAGAGTCTCTCTTAGCGACGGGATTCTCTTCCAAGTCATTAAACCAATTGCCACATTCTCCATTATTGGATCCTTTTTGTCATTCCCTTTTCAGGAACGAAATCATACTTCAACAACTCGGTGCCAGACATTCTTAAAATCTTCTTATTTGACTTTTCCATATACCTGGCCCTTCTTTTAGAGTTTTCTGGTATCAGAACTGTTAGGTTGGTATCATGTATGTATGACTCTCCGTTGACCCTATCGAGGCTTGAGGTCTTCCCGTACTCATCGAATGCGTTGAAGGCTCTCAGGCGTCTCCAGTGCTCCCAGTCACCACCAAACCTTACCAAGTCAAAGTATCCGATGTTTTCAAACACACTTCTGACAAATACGGCATGAGCCATTGTTAGCTTTGAGCTAACCACTGTCTCCGTTTCAGTATTAATCCTATCGAACATGTCTTGGACACCGTTTATCCGCACATCCTTGTCCATTAGCTTTATGATGGCCTTATACCTTCCACTAAATGATACGTCATCTGCATCGTGTGTTGTGAAGTGGGTCCAGTCCAGATCCCTGCCCGCAAAAAGGCCATAGTTTCTAGAGTAGTATGCCCCCATGTTAATGCTGTTCTGGTATATCATAACCCTTGGGTCTTTTAGGTACTGCTTTGCCAACTCTAATGAATTATCGGTACTTGCGTCATCCACTATAACAAGAGTCACATTCTTAAACGTCTGATTAAGAATACTTTCAATTGCTTTCTCTACAGTGTCTTCAGCATTATACAGTGGCATTACCACTAAAATATTCTTTTTCAAAATAAACAGGCCTTATCTATACGGTGATATAATTATACCATATGGTCAAAACCGCCAAACATCGTAAAGCGATGGCCTCAGTATTAGAGGAGCTTCATCTTTATAAAGAGAAGCACGGGTGCTTTGACTGCCGAAACAAATTCCCACACTATATCTTAGAGTTTGATCACAAGCCTGAGTTTGTAAAGATAGATGTTGTATACCGTGTATTACGAAATTATGGTGCTGAGGCTGCCTGGGCTGAGGTAGCCAAGTGTGACGTTGTCTGTGCCAACTGTCACAAGATGAGAACTTACCAGAGAGAACAAGAAAATGAGTCTTGAGTCAGAGATTAGAGACATTCTTTTTGAAATAGGAAAGGATATTAAGATACACAAGATAGATAACGATAACACAATCATTGAAATTGATTACGATAAATATGTCGAAAAGCTTAAATCAATTCTAGGGGAGTATAATGATACCCCTGGAACTTTAGAATAGCTCAGTTAGCTTTGTGGCCCTTGTGTGGTCCTTGCCAAAGTCAGCGAACAGTGCCTTATCATCGTTCTGCTTTACGATCTTTCTTGACCAACTAAAGCCAGCGTCTCCACCCCAAGCATCCCACATGATACGACCATTAGATGGGTTGCTTGTATTGTTAAAGTCTTTGCCCTTCTTGTCTACCTCGTGGCGAGAGAAGAAGGAATACATACGCTTAACAACACTAAGAGACATTGACCTACCTGCGACTATGTCCGATGCCCTGCCCCATCCAACTGGTGTCCCAGCTCCTGTAGCCTTGCCATCTGCCTTCCACTTAAGTGCACGCTTCGCTGCTGCCTTCATTCCAGACGTTGGAGAATAGCCGTCAGCCTTTAGGAACTTCTCCTCGTCTTCTTCATCGCTACCTACATTAAGATCAGTCACTATAGTAGCATCACTAGCAAGCATACCTATCGAGTATGCTGTTGGGTAATACATTCCATCGTCGTGCTCATAAACCCTAACAGCCATTGCTGGGTTTGCTGGGTCAGACTGTATGGCGTACTCTGTTCCTGGTACACCGTATACGCCGCCCTCAATCATTACGTGCTCTACAAGACCAACGACAGGACCTTCAGATGTGATTCCTACAACCATGTCTCCCTCATGTGGGATCCAGTCTGCCATCAGTGTGCCGTCGGGCATCCTGTGATATCCCTCTGGTGTTTCTGCCTTATCCATTGAATCAGCCTTCTTTGCTGGAACACAGTTAGGCACTGGCCTTCCATTACTTCCTGGCTTCATGCCACGCTGAACGTAGCCATCCCAGCATGGTGCTTGCTTGTCAATTTCATCAGACATGCTTGTGTCGCTAGTCTTTTTCTTTGGCAGTGGAGATACGAACTCTCCTTGTGAAGCTGGGTATGGCTGACCAGTTGCCGATGGCATACCGTTTGAATCTGTGCTAGACATTACTCTCCATCCTTCTTTAAAACACCCTTAGCCCCAAAGTAACCACCGATAATACCGATAACTCCACCAAGGGCTGTCTGAACAAGTGTCATTACTTCAGCTGACACGTCTACTGGCTCGCCAGTGGTCTGTGTCTCGATTGCTGCGACAACATAGTCGCCAATGATTGCCAATACGATTGCGATCATTACACCAGTAGCAAGGACTAGCATAACCTTATCTTTAATAACTGAATTCTTTTTATCTGTCATGTTAATATTATATCATAGAAAGGTCCCCACACAGCGACCCTGGATTGGCCCAGATAAAATGGTAACTACTCATCCTAAGATTAGCAAACCCTTGCCCTGTGTGGGGACTCTTTTATTATACCACTAACTATTCGATAGTGATTTGTTTTGGCTTCTTTTCTTCTGGGATATTTCTAATCAGATTAATGGAGAGAATTCCGTCTTCCATTCCTGCCCAGTCTACCTCGAAGTATTCTGGCAAAGCGAAGCTTCTGTCGAACCTTCTTCCAGCAATACCCTTGTAGACATACTTTGTACCCTCTTCAAAAGCTGGCTCTGCCATTTGACCAGACAGCTTTAGGGTACCCTTGTCGACAGTAATGTCGATATCTTCTCTTTTAAATCCAGCGACAGCAAACTGCAACGTATAGTCATCATCATTAAATTTGATAAGGTTATACGGTGGGTAACTTGATGTGTTGGTTGTTGTGAATACCTTCTCAAATTCCTGAGCAAGGTTTCCAAATGGGAAGAGGTCTCTTCCGGTTTGTACGTATGTCATCATACTATCATCTCCTTATGTTAAGCGAGTTAATTGCCCCCTAATGGCAGGCATATATATTATAGCATAAGAAAAGGCGGACCACAATCTGTGATCCGCCTTATCATTAATTAGACTACTTCTTTGGAACAGTCTTCTTTGTTGTAGTTGTCTTAGCTGGAGCCTTCTTTGCGGCAGAAGCCTTCTTGGCCTCAGCCTCGATCTTCTTGCTCACCTCAGCTGCCACTACCTCTGCAACCTTGCCAAATGCAGGGTCCTTAGTGTTCAGGTAACGAATCAGCGTTGGAACTGCCGCTGCCCACACACCATTAAGAACCCCTAGCCATTCTCCAGCGCCTAGGTCGAGCGGTGATGCTGCCCCAGAAGCTGCCATTGCAGTTGTGATAAGTGCTAGGACTACACCTAGCAAGTTACGTAGATACGAATCTAACATAGCTTTGTTCATTTTGTCCTCCTTAAGGAACTTTATTATTTTATATTATTTAGTTATAGTTTGTCAAGTTACTGCTTAGGCTCTGGAAGCATGTCGAATAGCTTTTTACGAGCTTCCATAGCTACAACGGGATCCGCACCATCTAGTGCTACCTGGTAGTTCCTAATGCTCTCCTGAGTATTCTCAATATATTCAAATGCCCAGTCCCGTGAATCAGAAAGGAACTTTACGAAGCCATCATTTGCTTCCTTGGAGTACTCAAGGTTCATTGCCTCTATCTTTTCTAGCAATGCCCCCTTGTCCAGCAGTAACTGAAGGTGCTCACTGGAGATTTTGGAGAATTTTCTTCTTTGCCTAATGTTTATTGCTGTAAGGGTGATAAGGCTAATTATATAAAGTATAAAAGCAGCCATGTCAAATATGTCAATTGATAGATCCATCATAGCTCCTCCTTACCGCCTTCTCTAACAAGCAAAACAATAGCTCCGTTGTCTTCTAGAGCTGCCTTAACTCTTGCCATGTACTCAACAGCTCTTCGCTTATCTTCATCAGCCAGCCTCATAAAGTCATTCTCATTTGCAATTACGGTGAGAAAGTATTCATCGTCCGCTATTGCTAATGAAAATCCTTTAGGTGCATGATGCGATAAAGAGTGCACTGCTGTTCTCATTGCATTTGTGTAGGTCATATTATTTGTCCATCGTTAAGTATTTCCAGGTCTCTGCCCAGTCTTTTTTGCTTCTGTGCCTTCCAAATTCCCTAGATATTTTGCCCTTTTCTAAGTAAACTCCACCCCAGACGCCATATTCCTTTTGGGATATGCCAACAGCAAAACACATTTTTGCTACTGGACACGCTGCACAAATCTTGTCTACAGCTGGTCTAAAGTTTTCGCTTTCTTCATACTTATCAAAGAAAACATTTACATCATAGTTCAAACATGAGGCTTCGTCTTTCCACGAATTTTTGTCCACGTTACCTCACTAACTTGTTTGGAATGTTCCATCCTTCTTCGTCAACGTTAAAGCGGCGTTGGATATGCCACCGTCCCTTGATTAGAACACCCTCATTGGAACGCCATCCAGTTGCGGACTCAAAAGTGTGAGTCACGGTCCAGCCATCCCAAGATAGCATTCTGTTTCGGCTTACGATTCTCTCCATCTCATCTAGAGATTTAATCTGTGCCATTTTGTTTCTCCCTTATAGCAGGTTATCATTTGTTATACTATTGCATATCCGCAATTAGTATCTATAGATTCCGACATCTAGATCTTTAGCTTCCGCAGCCTTGATGAGCTCAGTGATTGGCTCCTTGGGCTTGCTAAAGAATGCCAGGTAATCAATTTCATTTAGATTTGAACGAAGCCATTTGATAGGCATCTTCAACATCTTAATCTTAATACCACGGGCCTTGAGGCTGCGCTCGGAGATATTGGTAAACTCCATAGCCATTTCGTTTATGTGTGAAGGACCTGCTGAGTATACGATTAGCTCGTCATCTCCGTCTTCCATGCTAGAAAGTGCTGTGCCCATAGCACGTAAAAAAATTGTGTAGTCGTTAAAACTCTTTGTTCCCTGAACTACCATTCTCATTACTGGCTCCTTCCGTTAGCATGTCAATAATGTAAATCATCTCGTCCAATTGTACCTTATCCATAGACATAATGTCAACCTTTTTGGTAGAATCTTCTTGGATAATTCCATCTAAAACGTCTGCAGAGTATACTGTGTTATCTTTAATCCAATAAGCATTACGGTTATACATAACTATTCTAGTCCCAGAATCCATATAGTGTCTAGAAGACTGTGTATCTAGTGCTGGTGGACCAAAGGATATGCTCAAGTATGGTGACGTCATGCTGTGTATGCGACTTTGATTGTATACTGGTCTCATTGGTTTTGCTGGTGGCATACCTCTCAGCATTGCACGACTTATTGCAAAAATTGTTATTAGGGTTATAGTAGATCCTATTAAGTATTCCATAGCTACCCCCTACTGCTGACCACCGTTTGACAATGCTTTAACAATTTCCCTGATCATTGATCTAAAGTGTTCTGGTAGCTCCTCTACCTCGGCATTGTTTAATGCTTTGTCTGTAACAGTAACCATTGGATCTTTATCTGTTATGTCCATAGATATAAATCCCTTGGTCCAAAGGAATAGTAGCTCTTGCCTTTGTATAGCGATCATCTCTTCATAAAGCACTGGGTCCACCTCTTTGAGTACTGGTGTAAAGCTGTATAGCATTTCACCGCTTTCTGATAGCCCTGCAAACTCTGCAGCGCCATCTAGGATTAGTTTCTCCAAGGCTTCGTCATTCATCTTTTATCCCTGTCGCTTTGCCAACAACTCTGCAAAATCTTTATTCTTAGTGTCACCTGAATACTCCCAGGCATAGCCCTTTTGTACCATTTCATTATTTATGGAGTTAATGGCTCCATCCAAAAAAATCCAACCAAGAATTCTGCCATATTTTTCAGAGCTATTTAGCTTCTCTGTCTTAATGACAATATCCTTAGATGCCTCGATGGCGTGTTTTAGATAGTCCTTAGCTTCTAACCCCAATTTCTTTTCGTCTAGGTCCCTTGTTCGACTTTCTGGTGTGTCGATACCAGCCAAACGAACACGTGACTTAAACATAACATCAAAGCCGAGATCTATAATAACATCAATGGTGTCTCCATCAACGACCTTAGTCACTTCTTTTACATAATACTCATACATTAGTCGTCTCCCTGTAGTCTATTTTCGATTAGTCGTTCTCTCTCGTCAATGATGTTGAACGCAAATTTTTCTAGCTTAGAGTACCCCACTGCATTGTCAACAATAGCATTGTAGTGATGGGAGCAAAACATAAGCTCTGAGTTTACACCTACCGCCTTTACGAATGCCTGAGCAGAACATTCTGCATCACAACGATCCATGTTGGTTAGTGTCCACTCTTCTTGACCCTTTAGAACTTGCATAGACTACCCCTTATCAGTTGAATAAAATCCACTACCGTTAAATGTAACTCCTATAGAAGAGTATACCCTATTTAACGGAACATTACAAGCCTTGCAGTTTGGGACTACCTCTTTATCGGCAATGCCTCTGGAGATTATCTCAGAGGCATTGCACGCTTTACATTTATATTCGTAATTGGCCAATTACAGTCCTTAGTACTTCCCAGAATTTAGAAGTTCTTGAAGTGCCTTGTAGGTATTTGTTCCTGGTACACCATCAATTGGTCCAGAGTACAGCTTTGCAGCCTTTAGCTTGTTCTGTAGAGCCTTGTAAGTATTCTTTCCTGGAACCCCGTCTATTGGCCCTGAGTACCCTGGCCCAACCAAGCTCTTCTGAATTGCCGACCAAGTTAGCTTGCCAGGGATGCCATCTACAGCACCCTTATAGCCATGCTTCTTTACAGCAGTCTGCCAAGCCTTCCAGGTGTTCTTATCTAGCTTACCATTGACTGCAAGCTTGGTGGTTGTGGTCTTGGCTACTGGCTTTGCAGCTGCCTTTACAGCTGGCTTAGCAACTGGTTTTGCAGTAGCTTTTGTAGCAGGCTTAGTTGCTGGCTTTGCTGCTGGCTTGTCTGACTCAATCTGCTTATAGATAAATGCCTTTAGATCGTAGACCTTTCCCCAGAATACTGACTTTGGCGTGTCGCCTAAAGTTGCGTGCAAATGGGGGCCGCTTGAAGCTGAGCCTGTTGACCCCATCAATCCTACGGTCTGCCCCATCTTAACCTTGTCGCCAACCTTTAGGTCTGGCTTTTCAAGTAGGTGGGAGTATCCAACGTACCAGGTCTTTCCATCTGCCCAAGCGGTGTGAACAAGAACCCAGCCAAGGATTTTGCTATACTGCACAATTGAGACGGTTCCGCTAGTAACAGCTGGGATCTTTGTACCAGATGGTCTTGCCCAGTCAGTGCCACGGTGTGGTCCTAGGTTATTTGCAATTCTGAACTTGCTTCGAGTACCAAACTCTCCAGTTACATATTTCTCTGCAAAAGGTAATTTCCATGTTGCCATTTTTATATTCTCCTTGTTGTGATTGTACTATTATATTATATCACAGAGCCTCAAGCAGGACTTGAACCCGCCACCTTCTCATTACAAGTGAGATGCTCTACCAGATGAGCTATTGAGGCATAGTGGTAGATGAGAGATTCGAACTCCCGAAGTCCGAGACAGCTGATTTACAGTCAGATCCATTTGGCCGCTTTGGTAATCTACCCGATATTTAATTATGTTTGCGATCTCGACCAGACTTGAACTGGCGACCCCTACCGTGACAGGGTAGTGCTCTAACCAACTGAGCTACGAGACCATTACTTGCTTTTATCCCATACCCAGGAGTGGTGCAAGTGGAACCATTAGCTGACCCACCTGGATTCGAACCAGGAACCTTAGAGTTAACAGCTCTCTGCTCTGCCGTTGAGCTATGGGTCACTGTGCCCATTTTGAATGGATGGGCTAACCATTAATCCCTATGGAACTAGATTTAGTGCTACTGCCGAATAATCCTTAGTGGAATATCCATTGGAAGCAATTGTATCATATGTTGCCTGGAAAGATCCTACATCCATGCTTGACCAGTACCCAGCTAGTGCTGCCGTAGCAGCAGAGCTTGATAGAACAACTCGACCAAATACGGTATCAAACTCGCTATCAACAACAAAGTCGGTCTTATCGCTGATGTTTGTGTTATTAGCTGCATTTGCTGTACCATTGTCATTGTCATACCATGCTAGGGTGCTTACAGCTACCGCCTCATCAATACACGCAGGATAGTCAACATACTGCTTGTCTCCGTCATTTCCAGAGGCAATGATTGTGGCTACCCCAAGATTCTGAAGAGCGACAATGTCACTGCGAACTGATGCATCTACTGGACATGGTGCCAGGACTGGTGCTGATGGCGTCGATGGCTTTAGCTTTGCCAGGGCTGCCCTAAGTGGTGCCAGCCTAGACTCTGGATAATTACGTGATTCGTAAATAGCAATGACTCTCTCATATGCTGCAATCCTTTTATCATTTGCAGATGTTCCAGAAGTAACTGCCTTCTTCGCATAACTGTGATCTCCTCGTGAGAAAGAGACTGCAACAATGTTATACTTCTCAGTGTTATCGGCTACCCACTCTAGTGCTCGCTCAAAGTCACGGATGTTTCCAGCAACCACATTTCCACGAATTGCCTTAGCGTTGCGTAGTAGGATGATATTTGCATTTGGATTTACCTGGCTAACAATGTCAGCCATCTGAGTTCCGTGATTCCAGTCTTTCAGATATCTTGACCTGATCTTGTAGTTGTGTCCTGCAGCCCCAGGACCCTCCTCAAAGCCAGTGTTGTTGTTACATCCCCTTGAAATGCTAACAACACAAACTTCTTGAATAATATTAGCGTTAGTCAACAGCTGACTTTCGAATCCGCTATCAATGATGACTACGGTAGACTGCTCGGCTGCCTGTGTTGGAGCAATAGCAGTTAGTGAAATTAGAAATGCTGCAAATACTGCTGCAATTTTCTTCATATGTTTGGTGCCTCTCATTATTGGTTTAATAGTTTTACGACAAACATACAAGGATCTCCGCCGTCTTCCCATTCTTTTTGTTCTTCTTCTGTCATGTATGGGTCTCCATCATGGGTGTGGCAAAATGGTTCGGTAATCCAGCCCTGTCCCATGCCTTTGTCGAGCCAATTTGCAAAATCTTCATCCATGTGAAAACCTCCCTTGTTCATGTATTAATTATACATACAACAAGAGAGGTTGTCAACCACTTTATAAAAACTATTTTGAGTTTTTATCTACTTTAGAAAATGCATCATTAATCTCATCAATAGTTAGCTTTCCGTCATCCAGGAATGACCTTGCTAGCTTTTCTACTACTGTCGCAACTCCTAAAATACCAGCCATCATAATTGCTGATGCCATGTCGACTCCAACGACTGTTCCTGCACCAAGAACTGTAAGTCCTGACGCAGCGAAGACTGCCAGAATACGCCATATAACATTTTGTAGTGTGGCCCAGCCACCAACTACTCCATACTCCTTAACTTCTGTAACTTCTTTTTTTGCTGCCATGATTACTCCTTCGGATTCCTTATTCTAAATGTTAGAATCCAAACCACTAGTGTTGCTATAATTAGCATGCCTGTTACGTCACGGGCTGTGCCCTCAAGCACTAGCCATGCTACTACCATACCCAGCAGTGTCCAGGCTTGGTCAACCAAGTCTCTGAACAATTCCTTTAAGAATTTCATTTTATTCTCCTTGTTGATGCGGCTGCTGCTGCACTGACTCCTGCAGAAGCTGCCGTTGCTGTTGCTAGTTGTGCTACTTGCCCAACGATAACTGCAGCAACCACAGTTTCCTCAGACCTTTCTCTCTGTTCTGGTGACATATCTGCACCAACGTTACCTAAATCATTTAACACGTTTAGGACTTCTCCAGCTACTGCACCAAGCACTGGTATAGCTGCTAATTCTTCTGATAGTTCTGGATCATCTGCCTCTGCAAGTACTGCTAGGATTTCAAGAGCTGCGACATACTCTTCCGAATCCTTTTCTACTGAGGCAAACACTTCGTTGACCACCTGAGTGATCTGAGCTACTTGTGTTGTAGTTAGATTACGAGGCTCTTCAATCTTTGAGATTTCTCTAACAACTTCTTTTACCTCGGCTGCTTCCAAAGGAACCTCTAGCTCTACAGCTTCTTTGCCTTCCAGTGCAGCTTCTGCCTCTAGCGCTCGCTGTGCCTCTAGCCTTGAAGCTTCTTCAGCCTTAGCTAATGCTTCTGCTTTTGCTTTTGCATCAGCAGCGGCTTTAGCCTTGGCCTTGGCATCTGCCTCTGCTTTTGCTAGTGCAATCCTGTCTGCTTCTACCTTAGCTGCTGCGTCAGCTTTAGCTTTTGCTTCTGCGTCTGCCTTGGCTTTTGCTTGTGCAGCTGCTAGAGCTGCAGTTGCATCTGCTTTGGCCTTAGCTTCCGCCTCAAGTCTGGTCGCTTCTTCTGCTGCTTTTTCTGCAGCAATTCTATCTGCCTCTGCCTTGGCATCAGCGATTGCCTTTTGCTTGGCAGCTTCTTCTGCAGCCTTAGCTGCTTCTTCTGCTGCTACCCTGTCTGCTTCAGCCTTTATGGCTGCTTGCCTAGCTGCCTCTGCGGCTGCAGCTGCTTGTCTATCTGCTTCCGCCTGTGCTGCTGCCAGGGCATCGGCTTCTGCTTGTTCTGCTGCCAGTCTATCTGCTTCTGCTTGTTCTGCGGCTGCCTGTTCTGCTGCTGCTAGGGATGCTGCCTCTTCTGCAGCTATCCTTTCCGCTTCGGCCTGGGCTAGCTCTTCTTCGGAAGGTCCAGTAACTGAAACCATTATGTTTGTTACTGGCTCTGACCATACATAAATCCTATTGTCATTGTCATCTGCACGAATCTTAAATAGGTACTCAGTATCAAATCCACCAGTATTCTCAAAGTTTGAGGCTGAGATAGTGCCATAGGTGTTTGTGGTTGTGATTGCCCATCCAGAATCTGCAGTGTTCCAGGCTATTACGTAGTAGTTAAGATATGCAGTCTCATTAACTACTGATGCGTCCCAAGTTAGACTTACGGATCCATCCTGATTAACAGTTACAGAAAGATTGGTTGGTGCAGATATTGATGGCTCTGGTGGTGGTGGGACACTAGACGTATTGTTTATAGCGTAATACTCTGCACCCTCACGTGCAGTTAGCGTGTCTGTGTATGATGTGCCGCCCTCGTTGGAGCGAACAAAGGTTCCAGCCTCATCCCATGAGTTGCTAGAGATGTTTGCACCAACCTGAGTGTAGATAGTTCCAACTCTTACATTGAGGCTGATGGCAGTTGTGTTTGTCTTGAAGGTATTACCAGTAATGGTGTTGTTGATGTGCGGGGCTGTGTAGTAGCTGTTCCATGCTGGCCAAGAGTTAGAGGCGTTAATTGCAGTTGTGTTGTTCTCGAAGGTTGATCCGGTTACCCTGTGCTTGTTTAGTCCACGCATCAGAAACGCTGTAGAGTTGTTTGCAAATACAGAATCGGCCACAAGAATTGTTCGCTCGCCATAGATAGCTGTGTTGTTGCTATCAAATATTGAATTGGAAGCATGAATCCTGTTGTCATAGGCATTGTCATCTTCTGATGGGGTGTTTGGAGTGCCTCCATGATTAGAGAAGAGTGCGGTGGTGTTTCCTGTGAACGTTCCATAGTTTATGTATATGTAGGACCCACCTTCTTTCGTAGCAATGGCTGTTGTACTTGATGTAACCGTAACGTTATTAACGTATACCGTTCCCCGCACTAGCCAAATTGCAGAACCTGCCTGCCCATTAGAGTTATACATGTTACTAAAAGTTAAACCACCTATGGTCATGTTCTTGCCCTGAAGAACCAATCCCGAATAGAGATCTCCTCCGTCGATCGTTAGGGCTGCTTCTCCTGGCCCTTCTATAGTTAGATTCCTAGTAATCCCTGGCAGGCTAGAGGTTAGGTTTATTGTACCGCTAACGCCAAAAGTAATCTTATCGAACGTAAGGCCAGCGTTTGACTCTGCAATGGCCCATCTAAGAGTACCCTCTGTTCCATCGTCCTCTAGGGATGTTACGACAATACTGTCTACAGCGTGGGCTGGTTCGAGCACGCCAAATATAGGCAAGAATGCCAATGAAAGTGCTGCAAACGCACGTAATGACGTTTTAATGTCATCCTCCTAGTATGGGGTAGCTGGGAATGTATTCTCATACTATTATACTGTGCTTTATAAATGAAAAAGGGGCACAGCCTAAGCCATGCCCCTAATTCCTGCCTATTTAATTAAAAGTCCCAGTCCTCGTCCTCTGTAGCTTCGTGCTTACCAATTACGTAAGAGCTTCCGCTACCGCTGAAGAAGTCGTGGTTCTCATCTGCGTTAGGAGACAGTGCAGCAAGTATTGCAGCACTAACATCTGTAGTTTCTTTAGGAAACAGTGCATCAAATCCGAGGTTCATAAGTGCTTTATTTGCATTATAGTGCAAAAACTTTTTAACGTCCTCTGTTAGACCAATTGTATCATAAAGATCAGCAGTGTATTTGATTTCATTCTCGTATAGCTCCATCAGAAGGCTGTACGCATAGTCCTTTAGCTCTTCCTGGCGTTCTGTGGGTGACTCATTGTATGCCAGCTGGAACTTATACCCAATGTAGTAACCGTGTACCGCTTCATCTCTAATGATGAGTCTAATTAGATCAGCAGTGTTGGTTAGCTTTGCCCTAGAGGACCAGTACATTGGCAGATAGAACCCTGAGTAGAATAGGAATGACTCTAGTAGTGTAGAGGCAATCTTACGCTTTAGTGGATCATCTCCACGGTAATACCCCAGAATAATGTCTGCCTTCTTCTGTAGGTATGGGTTATCCTCAGACCAACGGAAAGCATCGTCAATATCTGCAGTGGAGCATAGCGTAGAGAATACGCTTGAATAGCTCTTAGCATGTACTGACTCCATGAATGCTATGTTAGTGATGACAGCCTCTTCGTGCTGAGTTCTAGCGTCTGGGAGAATACTCATGGATCCAACTGTACCCTGAATTGTATCTAGCATAGTTAGACCAGTAAAGACACGCATGGTCAGCTGTTGCTCGTCTGGCCTTAGCGTGCTCCAAGACTGAATGTCATTAGAGATGGGTACCTTTTCTGGTAGCCAGAAGTTTTGGGTTAGCCTATTCCATACATCTAGGTCTACCTGGTCTTCGATTTTGTTCCAGTTAACTGGTCTTGTTATAGCTGACATGATACGCATCCCTCCATTTCTGTTCCTTCTAGTGCATTCTGTCTAATACGAATGTAGTAAATTGTTTTAATACCCTTCTTCCATGCGTAAATCTGTGCTTTGTTTACGTCACGAGTTGAGGCAGTGTCCTTAAAGAATAGTGTTAGGGACATACCCTGATCAATGTGCTGCTGTGCAGCTGCATAGACATCTACAATCTTTTCTGGACCAATCTCATAGGCATCCTGGAAGTACTCACGGTTATCGTTAGTTAGGTATGGAGCTGGGTAGTAAACACGACCCATCTTTCCCTCCTTACGAATCTCAACCTGAGCAGCAATAGGATGAATAGAGCTTGTACTATTATTTATATAACTAATAGATCCAGTAGGAGGGACAGCCTGAAGGTTTTGGTTATACAAACCGTGCTCCATTACGGAGGCCCTTAGTTCTTCCCAGTCCTTCTTCTTTGGAATCTTAATCTTAGCGTCCTTAAAGATCTGAGAAACCTTCTCTGTAGCTGGCTCCCACTTCTGATTAGTGTACTTCTCAAAGAATGAGCCATCTGCGTACTTAGAGTTCTTGAAGTTATCAAACGGTGACTTAGCCTCAATAGCTAGCTTGTTAGATGCACGTAATGCGTGGTATAGGACAGTCATGAAATACATGTTTGTAAAGTCAAGCGACTCCTCGTCTCCGTAATGCATTCTCTCTTTACCAAAGTAGCCATGTAGGTTCATCTGACCTAGACCAATGGCACGTGACTTTCTGTTACCTTCAGCTACTGACATAACTGAGTCAATATAGGATAGGTCCGAGACCGCACTTAGTGAGCGTATGGCTACCTCGATGGTCTTGCCAAAGTCTGGAGACTCCATTGCCTTAGCAATGTTTAATGATCCTAGGTTACACGAGATGTCCTTACCAATGTTTTTGTAGCTCATGTCATTGTTGTAGGTAGTTGGAGTGTTTACCTGTAAGATCTCTGAGCATAGGTTGGACATGTTAATCCTTCCCTCAATTGGGTTGGCGTTATTAACTGTGTCCTCGTATACAATGTATGGATACCCCGACTCGAACTGAAGCTCAGCAATTCTCTGGAATAGGTCACGAGCCTTTACCTTAGTCTTCTTAATACGAGCATCGTCCACCATCTCCTGATACTTCTCAGTTACAGAAATATCTGACATTGGCACGCCGTAGATACGCTCTACATCGTAAGGAGAAAATAGGTACATGTCTTCGTTATTCTTAGCTAATTCAAGAGTGATGTCTGGAATAACTACACCAATGGACAAGGTCTTAATGCGGACCTTCTCGTCAGCGTTCTCACGCTTGGTGTCCAAGAATCTCATGATGTCTGGGTGGTGAGCGTTTAGGTAAACAGCACCAGCACCTTGACGAGCACCGAGTTGGTTTGCGTAGGAGAAAGCATCCTCTAGCATCTTCATTACTGGAATGATTCCTGATGACTGGTTCTCAATCTGCTTGATAGGTGCACCTAGTTCACGTACGTTTGTTAGGTTAAGACCTACTCCACCACCCCTCTTAGAGAGCTGTAGTGACGATGTAACGGCACGGGCGATTGATTCCATGTTATCTTCTACACGAAGTAGGAAACAGCTCACATACTCTCCACGCTGGGCCTTACCTGCATTTAAGAATGTGGGTGTGGCTGGCTGGAAACGATTAGTAATAATCTCATCAATGATCTCTTGTGCGTGCTGCCTATTGCCACGACCTAGCATTAGACCATTCATTACTACACGATCTTCAAACCGCTCTAGGTAGCGGTCGCCAGCAAAGTTCTTTAGTGCATACTGAGTGTAGAACTTATAGGCACCAACAAAAGTTGGAAACCTAAACTTATACCCATAGGCGTGCTTGAACAGATCCTTGATATCTTCTGGGGAATACTGATCAAGAATTGTCTTGTCATAATACTGATTCTCCACCAGGTAGTCTAGCTTTTCTTCTAGGCTGTGAAAGAAAACGGTGTTCTGGTTTACGTGGTCAAGGAAGTAAGCCTTGGCTGCCTCTTTATCTTTATCAAACTGGATCTTTCCGTTGTTGTCATACATGTTTAGCATGGCGTTTAGCTCATGATAGCTTATCTTATTCTGTTCCATATAGTAGTTTTAACCGTTCCTTTACTCGTTCTACATCTTCTGTTGTTCCAAATATTTCTACCTTGGCAATTACTGGTACGCCAGTCTTGCGGGATATTAAATCCGCAGCTTTGCAAAAGTGTTCGCCAAAGTTGGTGTTTCCAAAACCTACAACACCACGTAGGAATGCTCTGTTCTCAGGTACGTTTAAAAAACGTCGGGCCTGTCTTGGGATAGCTGATGTTTCACTACCACCACCATAAGTCGGTACAAAAAGTACATACTCACGATCCATAATAATGTCACTACCGTCGCTACTATTAATAGGAATACGAGTAGATACTCCATTAAGCTTCTCCACAAATCTCTTAGTATTACCAGAATAATTTGAGAAGTACACAATATCTATGGACACTAATTATACCTCTCTTTTAGTCTAGATTGTCTTAAATTGCCCCAAATATTCATCAATATCTTTTTGAGGAGGTCTATATCTTATCACATTATCTGGCATGTCCGCAAGCTCTTGCTGAGTCTTTGGCCTATCCTTGAATGTGTGTATCTCTATCTCCTGGTTCATGTTTCTTGGAGTATGAGAGATGGCACCGTAGATGGCACCACAAACAGCATCTGCAAGGTCCTTAGAAGATTTCCTAGGGTGGTCAACCTTGTTACCCTTCATAATCTTTAACTCTGTTAGCTCTTCAAACAGCAAGTCAATGGTCGGCATTACAAGACGCTCTTCATATATAAGCATTGCCATATCTTCGTAGTGCTTCTTGGCTACAGAAACAGTATCAGTTCTCATGCCCACAGCCTTTAGCTCATTCTGAATGTCAAATGACTGCCAGCGGTCAAAGGATACTAGGCCAATGTTAAAGCCTATTCTGCGTAGGTTTTGAATCCACTGCTTAACTTCCGATAGGTCTACTGGGCCTTCAATCT